CTGTGCCACGACCATCTTGTCAGACCAGTCAATAGCCTTGAGCGCCGCCTCTACCTCGGGGTGTGGATACCAGACCGCAGGGTCATCCCCATGCTTTATAGCCACACCAATCGTCTCGTACTGGTGCGACCGCACATACTCTTCGGTTGTGATCTTGCTGAGACTGTACTCAGTTGAGTAGTACGTCTCAAAGTCGACTGTGATTATTTCCATGTTTTAACTGCTGGTTCTATGCTGTCTGGTGAACTCTTTGAATTCCCGGTCACGTTCTACCCGCGCATGCTCTCTGATCTGCGCTTCGATCTGCTTGTTGATGAGCGATCGGTCTGATTCAATCTGCGCCCCTTCAGCCTTGATTACAGCGCTACCAAACCCGCCGCTTATCGTGCCGCCGCGAGTGCTGACCTTAACTTGCTTGGCCTTCTGCGCGTACTCGGGCTCTTCCTTTGGCTCAAATAGCTGAGCGATTACACCGGCAGTAAACGCCTGCCGCATCATCTTACGATAGGCCACGAGCAGGGCGGTCTTCTCCTCTGCGGTGAGGTGCGCAAACCGATCGCGCCCGTCTGGGTCTTGCCCCTGAATGATGGCTTCCAGTGCGCTTGCGATGTGGGCAAACTTGGGGGACGGGGAATCGAACCTAACGTCATAGGCACCTGGCGCCCTGCTAAAGTCCTCTGGACTTGACTCCATGCGGTCGATGAGGATTTGCACCCCCTCAAGTAATTCCGTGGGTGTCGAAGTCTCGGTAGTTTGAGTGGGCGTTGTCGATGTCATGGAGGCACTCCGCAAGATAGGTTAAGTTGTCTTCGTTGATGACCAATGCCAGCCCGCCTGTGCGTTCAATCTGCCGCAAGGCATGAATCTGCAGGGCTGTTGGTTTGTTCGTTCCCGCCTTCACCTCAATGCCAATAAACTGGCCGTTATGGCAGGCAAGAATGTCAGGGGTGCCAGCTTTCGCATACTGGCCCCCGATGTAGTTCACAGCGTAGGCATCTACCGCCTTGAGCAGTTTGTGAACCTTGTCTTTGACTTTACTTTCCGGCGTTGCCACGTTCCAGGTGCTCCGTCAGTCGCTCAAGGTAATGCCGTGCTTTGTAAACATCTTTGAGGCCGTCTTTATCTTTGTACCGGGCGATGTACTTGATGATGTTGCCACGCAAGTAGCCCTCGAATTCCTCTGGGGTCATCCATGATTCCATGGCAGTCCAGGGTTGAATTGACTTAGACCGGTAGTGGTCGCCGCCCACCTGATGGGCGCTCGCCAGTTGCTTGTTGGCTAGATCGTTCATGGCTTCCAGTTCTTCAGGGGTTACTTCGATGTGTCTCATATTGGCGCCTCCTCTACGTCATCTAAAGGGTCTGCGCGTTGGGAAGAGCGGGGGGCTTTTGGGAACAGGCTCGGGTCGAGCCGGGTAAACGGCCACCATGCCTCTAGTTGTTGCTGAGTTAGCCTTTGCGTCTTCTTTCCTTCGCTCAACGATGTCGCGGAGGTAGGCGTGGAGCCATCGGCCCCCGCCAAGTTTTTTGTAGACTTCATATTCTTCCTCAGTCACCCGCAACCCGATGATTGGGCCGCCGGTGATTTCAGACTTTGCTCTAGGCATAGAACCTCACGCACCAAAAAGGGCGTTGAGTTTATCCCGTAAAGCGCGCGCTTGCCCAATGGTCAGCGACTCAACATCAATGTCGTTGATGTCGAGCACCCGGGCGGGAGCAGGGAACGGCTTAAACACCGGCTCGGGCATAACAACAGGCTCTACCTGCTGTGCCTCTACCACTTCTGGAATGGTGTGCTCCACTTGCTTCGCGCGTTTGGTGTACTTACGCTTAGCTTTTGTGGACAGCCGCTTACCGCGCCCTAAGCCCAGTTGCTCAGACGGAGACATGTACGACTCTACGCACACCTCGAACGTGCCGTTGAATTGCCGTGTACCCTTGCCGCCTACCTTGCGGATCAGATGCCGCTTGAGCATGCTCGACAGGACGGATGACACAGACGACCGATTGATACTTGGCATAGCCAGTTCTAGTTCGGTTCCGGTCTTGCCGGGGTTTGCCTTGATGTACTCAAACAGAGTAACGATGTGGCTGTGGGTGGGGGTAGGGTTGGTAGTTGTGGCCATTTTGATTTCCGGTTGGGTGGGTTGCTCCCACGCGTTGATTACTTTTTCCAGTTCTGATTTGAGGTCTGGCATGTCACTCTCCGTAGTGTTCAAGCTGATCTTCGAGGCGTTGCACCTCATCTTGCAGGTCTTTAATTTCCCGCAACCGCATCTCTAACCTTTCGGCTAGGGAGTAAACGAGATCGTCACCCAGATGTTCTGTGTGAACGAGCCGCAGTAGTTCCGCATCGGTCAGGAAGTCGTAGTTCATATCTCTACATATTCCTTCAGGTTGTAGTCTTTATCGGTTCTAAACCACAGTATGAAGTCAGGCGGTGGGTTCTCCGCCCGGCTTACTGCACCCGCTACCAGTGCCACATCAACGATGTTGGTTAGCCATGCAGGGCGGTCGTCTAGGCCCCCATGCGATGAACGCCTGGCGTCTTGTGCGCTAAGTGCGCCATAGAACCCTTGTAGTCTGTACTCGTCATCGGTCTGCTCGTACCGAAACTCGTATCCGTCTTTCACCATGTTGCGCTCCTCCTCGAAGCCTAATGCCATCTGGTGCATGGCGTCTCGAATCTTAAACAGGCTGGTCGGCTGTACTGTCTGCATCTTCAATTCCCCAATCAAACGCCGCCAGAATCTCGTCAACCTTGCGCTTGGTATCCAAGCGGGTGCCGTCCTCCTCCCGCAATTCTTTGGGAGTTACCCCAGACAATACCTCCTCTAGCTTACGCCGAGCTTTCTCCAGTGACGGGTCTTTCAACACGTTCATGTGGGTCAGCAGTTCGCACATCTCCAGGGCGCCGGTCACGATGGTGTCGTGGAAGATACGCTTCTTGCCGTCCTCCTCAATCACCAGGCGGTCACTGAGGCGCTTCAGGGAGTTGTACAGACGAGTCCATGAGTCCTGGGTAGCGGCAGTCACCTGCGCCACAGCGCGCTTCTCGTACTGCTCGATCAGGTCACGTTGCACCTCGGCCTCGATGTCCAGACGGAAGTCACCTGAGGTAGGCAGGGGACAGAACGAGATGTGCATGCGGAACTTGTTAGCCACTTGGTTGCGTGACGGGTACTCGTTGCGGTCGAACAGAGTGCCCAACTGGAACGCCGCCGATGCAACCAGGGTGTCGTACTTGTCCAGAAACTTATCGACCAGTAGGTCGAACTCAGCCTCCAGGCGGTTCATGGTCTGCTTGTAGTCCTGCAACAGGCTAGTGGGCAAAAGCCTTGCGCCGTAGTCATTCCATGGTTGCGTCATGCGGTAGTGCTCAGCACGAACCCGCGCCTGGAACTTGTTGATGTCGTCCAGTTCCTTGCACTCTGCGAACAGAGACTTGTACACCGAGGCGGCGCGTTTGGACGCCGCACCTTTAGACTGAGTGACCTCGGCCTGTGTGCGCTTGTCTTGCTTACGCCCCGAGTAGATCGAGATCTCCAGGTCAACGAGCAATGCGGCTCGTGCGATTCCAGCTACTGTGCTCATGATTTAACTCCTTATGGTTGATGATGGTTTGGTTGATTTGCGATAGAAATTTATTAGGAAGTCCACAAGCTGAGCGTAGCTGTACTCCACGCCATGCTCCTCTTGCAGTTGCTTCTTTATGGCTTCGATGTTGCCGCTGATACCCAGCGTGATGCGTTTTATTTTCATGCGTTTTTCCTCACTTAAACGGTTTTCCTGTTATCCAACAAACTAAGCTATACCGGGTGCCCTTGGTCACCGGCTTGACTTCATGCAACACGTAGCTTGGAAATATGACCAGCTTGCCTTGGTGCATTGGCGGTTCGGTGGGTTTGTTACCCTCGTACAAGGACAAGTTGCCGCCCTCAAAGTCTGCGCTGTCGTTGAGTTGTATCGTGACAGACAGCTTGCGCGGGGTGATGCCAAGCCCCCGGTCTACGTGCAGTCCGTAGTACCCGCTCGGCGCTTCGTACTTGGTGAACTGGAACCCCTCAACCATGCCGTACAGATCAAAGTTAAAGAACTGCTGATTGAGCGACTGCACTGCGGCGGTCACGCGCTGGAAAACCCAAGCCGAGTCGTCCACAGGATACAGCCAAGCAACCTTGCTGTCTCTTATCTCTTTATTGACTTCGGTTTTAACCGTTCCAACACCTGCTGTTTCACTCAACCGACTGTTTCCGATCTCAATGATCTTCTCACACTCGACCTTGCTGAAAAGGTTGTCCCAGTACGCCCACGTCTGCACGTTATCAACGTCAAAAATCCATGCTGAATTGGGCGTTGATGGGGTTGGTTCTGGCGGTTTGGCCGCCTTGCGTTTCGTTGTCATTCCCATGCCTTTCTGATTCCGTCTGATATACCCATAGCCCGAGCAAACGACATGGTGTCGTGGGCATCGGCTATCTCTCTTGCTTGGTGTTTGTACATAGCCCATAGCATCATGCTGTACCAATGCGACTGTTCCTGTCCGTTCTCAAGACATTCAATCGCTTTGCCCATGTAGTGCGCTTGGTTTGATAGCGCCCAGTAGTATCGGCTCAGTTCGTATTGGGTCATGCTTGTCCCCTTGCTCGGATTTGTGTGGCACACCAGTTCGCGGCGTTCCACCCGGGTTCTTCACACACCTTCGCACACGCC